TCAGGTGGGTTTCATCGGTGGCGCGTCCCGGAAGGGGTGCCCGAGAGGGAGACTCGATTGGATGCGGAAGTCCCAGTGAACCCGGCCCTCAATACGGGCCAGCAGGTCCCCCACGGGTTCGATGTTCAAGGCCATGATATGGTAGATCGCGTCCTGCCAGCTTTGCAGGTTCGTGCCCCTGCGCCCGAGGCACCAAGGCGCTGAAATACTTGCGCCGCGTATCTGGAAACTCGAAAGGTCGAGAGGGAGCAGCTTGTCGGCATAGCCAGCCGCGTTCCTGTTCGACTTGCTGGTCCAGCTATTTCCTTCGTTGAACCCATCCGCGTTCGTGTTGCCGAAGACACGGTTTGACGATCCCCCGTCGAGGATGAAGGACGGTGTGTTGAAGGGGTTCGTGGGGTAGTCTGCGACGAACAGCCACCAGACAGGGGCAAAGCTAGTCGTGGGCGTCAGCCCAAGAGCGTTTGGGGTTTTTGGGAACAGGAGCGCGGGGAAGCCTTTGCTCGTGCCAGCCGGGACCTGATAGAGCGGGTCCGCCTGACTGAACATCAGGGTTTCGCTCCACTTGTTTGACAGGGCGGCAACCTTCCCGTCATTCAGGATCGGCTTGTCCATGTCCACGAGCATCCCGCGATACTCGACCGGAATGTCGTCTAGGGTCCACGGGACGAGGCCGCTTGTGGCCCCGAGGGGTCGGCGGGCGCGGCCTAAGCCCCACCCAAGTCCGAAGCCCGGCATGTCACACCAAGAGGGCGTGGATGCCCGTTGCCGTGGTGCCCGTGGCATAGACGCGAACGACGCCCACGGGGAAGGTGTGCAGGTCCCCGACCTTGACGGTGCGGCGCTCGCCCCACGCGGTCATGATGGACAGGGTGCCGCCCGTCTCGATGTAGAGGGATGCGGCTTCTTGGGGGAGGTTCAGGCCGTCACTCGGGGTGACTGGGGCAATATCGCGGGCAGGGCCCCCGATGGACCCGCCGTAGCGGGAGAAGGTGGTCATTTGGGTTCCTTTCAGGAGGTTTTGGGTTATGCAGGGGCGCAACAGAAAGAGGCACCATGAACCCCGAAAGATTCACGATCCTGTTGTTCCTCGTCCCCGCAGTCGTGGGGTTGTGCGGGGTGCTGTTCTTCGGGTGGGACCCCTACGCCGGGGAGTGGTCGGACCTGCCGTAGATAATGGCATTGAACAAGGACTTCTCTGCGTCTTCGAGGACGTTGAACCGTTCGCAGATCATGCGGGCGATCCGTTCATCCTCGTCGTCGTTCCCGGTCGTAGTGATCGCGGCGACGATTGAGGTTTCTCCACGCTGGCAGGGCTGATCGTGGTAGATGCGCCACTGACCGAAGCGGCGGTTGAAGACGGGGTTCAGCTTCACGCGGGCACCACGAGGTAAGTCACCGGGCGCACCGCCTCGATCCGGCACAGAGCCTCCACGAGGTGCTGACGGGCCTTCCTATGGGCATCATCAATTTCACGCAGCCGCGCGAGAGCCTCGGTGCGGACTTTTTCCAGCTCCTCGGGAAGTGACCCGCTTATGGCCGTCAGGGTCAGCGGTAGTTTGTGGTTGAGGTGGTCGGCGTCCAGCGAGTGAACGAGGTTCGGCTTCATGGTGTATTCCCTCCCGGCAGCGTCACCCAGAGGGTCACGCAGGGGATCAAGTTGACGCACAGGCGGCGGTTGTAAGGGGACCAGTGGGCTCCCACCCAGAAGGACGCGAGGCGGACGATCAGGCCCGCCTTCATACCGCATCCCCGAGCTTCCGCGTGGCGAACAAGTCGAGCTCTGCGGTGGCCCGGTCGAGGACGCCACGCGGGTAAATGTTGACCGCCGTGTCGATGGGTCCGTTCATGGATTGGAAGACGCGGGGGCTCTTCTTGAGCTCCACCCCGTCAGCCTTGGCAATGCGCCGTGCGCGGGCAGCCAGACGGGCCCGGTCGGTGTTCCCGAGGTAGACGTGGTTGGAGGAGACGAACTCCGCGATGGAGACGAACTCATATTCGTCGGACAGGACCGCGACCTTGGCCGTCAGTCGCTCGATCTTCCGGCGCTGCATCTCCATCGCCTTGAGGACGAACTCCTCCTCGCTGATCTCTCCCGAGGCCAGCTTCTCCTCCCCCATGACGTAACCCCCGTCCTTGCGGATCGAAGGGAGGACCGTCTTCGTCACCCAGTCCTGAAACTCACGGGCCTTCGGGTTCTTCCGCTGGGCCCGCATGGTCAGCTTATAGAAGCCGCTCTCGGAAATGAGGGTGGTGCGCGGGGAGGGGTTGCCAACATTGCCCGTCAAAGTTTGTAGGGGTATCTTCTCCACCCGCTTTTCGTCAGCGTCGAGGATCAGGAGCTTATTGTGTGCTCCTTTGGTGGCGTCCACGGCAATCCCCAATGCCCGGAGAACGTCCACGGCGACCAGCCACGGCTCCCCGGCGATCTTGAGGGTTCTGATGGGGTGATCTTGGAAGGTGAACTCTTGGGGTGTCATTCGGTGACCTCATACTCAAGGACCCACATGCCGAACTCTTCGTCCGGGGCGGTCAGGAATTGGATGCGTTGGCGGAGCTTTGCGTTGTCCTGTTCAAGGGCTTCCACATGGGCTCGGGGGTAGCGGGGCAATACTCGGTCGGCCCACGCTTTGAGGCGTCGGATCATGTCGTTCTCCATGACGAGAGAAGCCCCCGCCGATCTGGCAGAGGCTCCCGTCAATAACTGTTAAGTAAATGAAGAGGGGGAGGGAGGGACCTAAACGGTGGGGTAATCCCCCGGCCCGATCACGGGGCCAGCTTTTGGGACCATTGCTGGATCAGTTCTTCATAGCCGGGAACCCCCCGCTTAATGCGATCTCGTAGCCCTTTGGGGCCTTCCGACCACGCAGTCATCTTTCCCTTCCCCTGATACCCAAGGTCCTGCCATTCGATCAGGACGCAATGGGCGTGAAAGGGGGAAGTCTCGCCCTTGAGTCGATCCCACATGCGACCGTTGCGGGCGTCTGTGCTCTCCGTGAGCTTTATCGTCGTCATGCGGCTTTCCCTTCGAGGATATGGAGCACGTCTTCGAGTGCCGTTGGCTTGATCTGCATGTAGCGCATGGTCGTGGCGATGGTCGTGTGACCCATCCACGTCATGACGCGCTTAATGTCCGCCCCGCCGAGGATCAGGCGAGTGCAGCAGGTGTGGCGCAGGGTGTGCGGTGTGACCTCATCCAGCCCCGTCAGGCCCCGCATCTGCTCCCATTTGGTGTGCAGGGTGCGCTTCTTGATCGTCATGCCCACGTCGCCGCCGTGCTGGACCCCGCAGAAGGGCCCGGCGTTCTTCGGTGCGCGGTTCTTGCGGTCCTTGAGGATGGCCCTCATGCGGCTCGTCAGGGGCACCGAGCGGGGGCTGTTGGTCTTCGTGTGCCAGAACGTCACGGAGGTGAAATTGGGCGCGAAGTGGTCCCAGCGGACGGGGATGGCTTCGGTGAAGCAGCGGGCCCCCGTGTCGATCAGGAAGGCGGACAGATCGTGCATGTCCTTGTCGCCTTGGGCGGTCCAGTAGGCCAGCAGAACGTCCTGCTCCTGATCGTCCAGATAGCGGAACTTGGTCTTGAGCTCCTGCTTGAACTTGATCCGGGGCATCTTCGGGATCACCCCGGCGTCGTGGGCGACGTGGAGCATCTTGGACAGGGCGGCGGTCTTCCGGTTGACCGTAGCAGCCGCCAGCCCCTTGTCGGCGAAGTGGACACGCATATTCGCAATGTCTTCGCTGGTGATTTTCGCAACGTCACGGTTCCGCCCGAAGTAATCGACAACGTGCTGGGCGTTCAGGGTTGCCGTCTTCTCGCCCCGTGTGCCGCGCCATTCGGAGGCGACAACGTGCTCGAACAGGCCACCGAGGGAGTGCAGCTTACCGGGGGCGGACTTGCCCGGCGCTAGGCCGCTCTTTGGGTCGGGGATGGGGCGACCGTCGAGGATCGCTAGGCGGGCCTCTTCTTCCCATGCGTCGGCGTCGGATTGTTGGGCGAAGGTGGGGCGAAGGCGCTCCCCGTTGGGGGCCCTTACATCAGCCATCCAGCGTTTGCCACGAAGGCGGGCCATAGGGTCATCCTTTCATCATCCGGCTTAGTTTTTTCGCAAACGAATAGCCGGGTTTGGTGGGGGCCAAGTGGAAGACTCGGGCGTCTTCTAGGTCCGGGATTTGTGTGATGAGGCCGAGGCCGGGGCGGGGATCGCCGTCATCATCGGTCAGATAGGATAGCTCCGAGAGGGCCTTCACGTTGCGCGAGAGGGCGGAACGCTTGAGGCCAACGGTGCCGAGGAGGTCTTGTGTGGCGACCCCCGGTTCAGTGACCACCGCGAGGAATACCGCAAGCTGCGGCAATTCCATTTGGGGAAAGTCCGATTTTACGATTTCCAGTATTCGCAACAGACCGCGCATATCGCTGCGGACCTGTTCCTCCTTCGGGACCACCCTTGCACCTATAACGGCGTTCGGGGGGTTATCGTTCTTTGGTGTGTGTTCATCGGCAACCATGTCAAAACTCCGACTAGGGTTTTCGCGTCTTCTTCCTTACCTGTGCCCCATAGTGGGACGATTTGTCTAGGGGGGTCAGCTTTCTCCGGGCCCAGTTTATATATTGCTGAACTTCCGGGTCATCTAGGTCAACATCGCCCGCAAGCCCTTTGATTGCTTGCATAATGAACTCGACCGTCTGGTTTAGGTCGTTCACCGCTCCGAGATTTTTACGGTCCACAATAGTCTCCATAGCGGGATAATCGGGGCGTATTAGGTAATCGGTTTCATTGAGTCAAACGACTATATGCGCTTGACCCTGATTCGTTCTAATAAGCCGCAGATCACCCTTAAAAAATTGGTCAGAGGGTGATCGCTTGCCAGATCGTAATGACGGCACCGATTACTATGACGCCATTGATGATCCACGAGACGATCTCGATAAACAGAATCATCACGCGGCCCTCCCTTGGGAGAACCCGCAGTTCGTCATGAACAGCCCCACGTCGAACCGTGGGTTGTCCTCCTGTAGCGCATTGGCGAGCCGCGCCGCCATGCTTTCGATAGCCCGTAGGCGCATGTTCGCGTATGGCACCCCGGTCCAGACCGCGACCTCCTTGGCGAAGGTTTGGGCGAGCGTCTCGTAATCCTTGCGGGTCATGCTGCCACCCGCTCGAAGATGCCTTCGCCGTTCGAGAAGGTTCCAACCTTGCGGAGCGTCCCAAAGGTCTTGCGGAACCTCGGGGCGACGGACTTGATCCATTGGGTTGCGAGCGCCTCTTGCCCCGCCGTGTCCAGATCGGTGCGCTCCACCAGCCATATTGCGACCAGCCCGCAATACTCGCTCACGCCGAACTCCACGAGCCCGTTGCGGGCGATGACGTGATCCTCGCGGCCCCGCCATGTGTCCACCTCACGGAGGCTCGGCCAGAGGCGTTGGGCCATCTCGCGCCAGAACTCAAGAAGCCAAGCGCAATCGTCGGTGTCGTCCTCGTCGTGGACATGGGTGAAGGCGACCAACGCGCCGTGCGGATAGGAAACAGAACGTCCCATGATGCTCTCCTTTGTAGCTATGTGGGTGGGTTCAGGGTCGTCGTGACGATCCAGCGGTGGGCCCCGTAGGGCGCACTCCAAGAGCGTCATGCGAGATAGATCAGGCCGTCATCACCAACGTAGGGGTCACAGGGGCGGAAGACCGCGCATCCCTTGTCTAGTGCGGTCGCATGGGGTTCGGGCCAGTCTCCGTCCCAGAACCCCGCGCCGTGCCCGTTGCGGTTCAGCCAGAAGTCGTGCCCCGCCATTGCCGCCTTGCGTTCACTCTCGGATGCCGTGAGGTCCTCTCGGGACATGGGTGCCCCGTCACACTGGATCGCGCCTTCGTGACGGGCGTAGAAGATCGCGCAATCGGCTTGCATCTTCACCAACGTCTCGGGGGCCAGATCATCCGCGTCCCGCCCGTCATCCAGAGGCGTCCCCTCGCCATCCGTGGAGGACCAGAGGGCGCAAGTGATGTAGGCGTGGGTGAAGCACTCAAGCTGGGCGTTCTTGCTCATTCCCGGCCCTCCTTCGTCACCGCGTCGAGGATCAGCGTGGCGTTGCCCTTGGCGACCCGGACCCGCTCAAGGTGGAGGTCCCCGTCATGGTAGAGGGTCCCCGTCATGTATCCCGTGCCGGACTTGTTCCAGTAGACCTTGGCGCTGGCGTCGGTGTCCCGCTCTTGGCGCACCTCAAGGCCCGGATAGGCGTCCCGCAGGACCTGCATATGCGCCCGCAATTCATCCGTCCGCGCTTGCCGCTCTGCGATCTTCACGCGCTTCTCCTTGGCGACCTCTTGGGCCACCTCAAGGCCGCGCTTCCGCAGGTCCACCACGATGGACTTGAAGGGGCGCTTGGCGCTGATGGACGGGGACGGGAAGCCGCCCCAGTATTGGGTGTCGGGCAGGTCCTTTTGCAGACCCCGCAGCCAGAAGTGGAACTCGATCTTGTGCCAGTCGGCCCCGTGCCCCCGGCGAAGGGTGCAGAGGAGCCCGTCCCCGAAGTCCATCCGGTCTTCGTCACGCGCCGCCCCGAAGGCCGCGAGGAGGTCCTTCGTCAGTTGCCACTCGTTCACTTGGCGGGCTTGTTCGTTCGCATAGACGGTCATTTCTGGGCGCTCCTTTTGAGCCAAGGAAAGAGGGTCACGGACCAGTCATCGCAGGGGTCCGAAGTGGGGGTTCTGGGGGCGGTCACGGGTGGTCCTTCCACTCGCGGGCGAAGTCGAAGGCACCCCGCAAAGTGTCCGCGCGGAACTTCAAGCCGTCATCGCGGCGACCCACCCAAGGGGCATCCGGCCCACCCGTGCGGCTGATGAAGAACCCGTGGCGGGTGTAGGTTTTGAAGCGCCGCATCACACGGCCCCCGCGATCAGGTTGTGCCGACCGTTCAACAGCTCTTCGGGCACGGTGCGGCCCTCGGCCTCAAAGCGTTCAATCCGCGCCGTGGTGGCGTTGTATGCGTCAGCCAGCCATTGAGAGGCGATGACGCCATTCCAGAGACGTTCTCCAGCTTTCATCCGTCCAATCCTTTTGTTTGTGACGTTCCAGTGATGGACCCCCGCGAGGGCCCACTTCTTGACCGTCAGGCCGCTATCTGTCCCGCTACCGGGACGATCTGGACAATCGGAAGGGACATGAAAACTACGTCCGGCTCTCCGTGGCGTTTGGTCCAGCCAGCCGGGGCATATGCCCAGTCAAAGGCAAGCGTCGAACAACGCTCAAACCCGTGACGCTCATAGACCACCGCGAGGGGCTCAAAACAGTCGATCTTGAGGGCATGTTCGCCCGCTCTTCTGGCGCGGCTCTTGGCGTCCCGGATCATACCCGAGAGGCGACCTTTAGCGGACGAAAAGACGGACCCGAGGTTCCCACCTTCAAGCGCATAGCCAGACAGACCGTCAGCGGAGAGGAACAGGTCTGCCCCGCTGTCAGGGTCCGCCACGCAAAGGCCAGCGTCCCCGCGTTGTCTTCTGGAGGCATCCAGCGATGCCAGATATTCGGCATGGGTGGCGCGGCGATAGATTGGCGAAAGGTGCATGACATGCTCCGTTGAATGTCCCGCTATGGGGACGATTTGGGCGCACAGAGGCGCAATAATGGCGGGTGTTTCGGTCCTGCTAGACCATCATCAGGGGGCAAGCGTCATGCCCCGACACGCGGCCCCTAGCGGAGCCAATAGTCCAGTTTGGACCAGAGACGGGCGAACCTGCCCGTGTAGCGTCTTCTCTTCGTGGGGCGGGACCAGTTGACCACGCGCACCTCAAACCCACCGAGGAAAGTCTCGCGGATCGCAATCCCTTCCCGCGTTGTCTTCTGCTCATAGACTTGGACCGTTGCCCGTCTTCTCTTCGTCATGTCCGTCACTCCGTTGGTTTTCGCCCCTGCTAGGGCATCATCAGGGATGCAGCATCAGCACCCGAACCAATGGGCAGGAGCGTTGCCCCGCGTGATTGTCGCGGCGCTTTCCTGCCCTATCGAAGGCCATTATCGCGGCAAGCCGCTAGGCGTAGGGTTCCAACAGTTTCAAAGAGCGGTCCCGCTAACGGGATGATTTGGTCGTGTCGTGTCTTCGTGTCGTCGTTGGGATTGCCGCTTTCGCCTGTCCCTTTCGTTCCGGTTGACGCTAGACTGCCGCTTTCGCCTGTCGCGCCTTTCCCGCTTGTCCTTGCGGTCGTCAGGGTGGGCCTATGGTTCCCGGTTTTCCCACTTAATGTCCGTCTAGCCCGTTCAGCCGTGGTGGCGCAGTTGCTAGGGTCTGCCCGTCCGGGTCCTGCTCTGGCGTTCCCGCCGTCTGCCGTGGTCCCTTTCGGTGAGACATAGATAGGCCCGCTGTCGGGATGATTGCAACAAGAAAATTGTGACCAAGGGCGATTATCTTGTAAGTGGTTGATCCGGCAGTGTTTTATTATGCGATATTGTGCCCGTGATGCCCCGATTGGTGCCCCGTGGTGGCCTATATGGTCCCGATATGGGGCTGATTTGGTGCCCCGTGATGCCCCGATTGGTGCCCCGTGGTGGCCTATATGGTCCCGATATGGGGCTGATTTGGTGCCCCGTGATGCCCCGATTGGTGCCCCGTGGTGGCCTATGGGTGGCCTATGGGTGGCCTATGGGTGGCCTAGTGGGATCGCGGGCAGGGATGCCCCGTGGTGGCCTAGTGGTGGCCTATGGGTGGCCGATGGGTGCAATGTGATAAGATAACAAAACAGATAGAAGGACAGAGAAGGTCAGCATGTGTGACCTATTAGGTGCCCCGTGGTGCCCCGATTGGTGGCCTAGTGGTGCCCAATGCTAGGGCGACAGATGTAGCATCTGGTGGGAACCTAATGATAACAATGGGTTAGCCTTGAGGAGTGCCCAAATGTGTGACTTGCAAGGCAAAGACGCGGGCGGGAGCTATGTCCGCGCGGGCGATCATGATGCGCGTGGGAGCTATTACCGCGCGGGGGCACGGGGGGACGCGCGTTCCTCACCAGTCGAGGTCAGTGCCTCGGATTTTTTCGTCTCAATTATTTCGGTTTGTCAAAGCGGTGTGCTGTCGCATAGACCTCAAAGCCACAGGGCCAATGTCATTTGCTGTCAAGGGGTTGACCTCCTTGCCGAGGGCGTAGCCCGAGGTGAGGAGGTGGGAGGGATCGACCCTACATTGTTCATCCCGTCAGGGGTGTATGAGGGATGGACGGAGTGGTGGTGCTCCCCGCTGTAGCACGGCTAGGACCCCACATTGGTCATCCCTTACTACCCCACATATATCATCCATAGGTATGTAAAGGGGGTCCTCCTCCTAAACGGTGGGGTAATTGATTCGGTCCCCACAGTCCCCCGCAGGGGAAGGCAACGAGCACTTGTCAAGGCACCACGTCCACGGAGCCCCTTCCATCATGAAAAAAATAGGGCCCCCACATGATCCCCATACAGCCCCCAGAGGAGGTCATACAGGGGCCATGCGAGGGCCCGGTCAGTCAGGTGGTCAGTAGGCGGTAGAGCCGCTCCAGCCCCGTCCTGTTGGGGTGGTTGTGGACCCATTGGCCCGTGTGCGGGGAGAACGTCTTGCGGAACCAGTTGTCCATCCTACGGTCCCCCGTGGATTGCTTTAGGTTCACCTTGAGGCACTCTTCATCGAACTCTGCGTCCGACACGAGGGAGACGCTGTGCTCCTCATAGGCGTAGGCCCACAGAGCGACTCGTATGCGCCTCCTCCGCTCGATCTCGGTGGGTGTGCCCCAGCTCACCGAAGGAAGCCCCTGTCGATGATTGAGAGGGCCATAGGGGCACCTCCGACAACGTGGCGCATGAAGTTTTCAAGCTCCCTGTCGAGGGCCTCTGCGCGTGTCTGTTCGGCTGCCTTCTCCACGTCGCGGGCCATTGCCGAAGTCCAGTAGTGGACGGCCATCGCCACGGCATCCAGTCTGTCGTCCTTGACCAGAGCGCCACGATCCCGCGTCACACGGGTGAGCTGGAAGAACAGGCGGTAGCGGTTCTGCTTCTCCGGGGGGAGTTGCTCCGTGCTCCTGTAGTCCCGCTCCAGCAGCCCCCTATCGACCACCAGACGGTGCCCGTTCAGGACAGGCTCCAAGGTGTCCACCATCCGCTGTTCCTTCTGGCCTTTCGACCGTTCGGTTTCGCTGATCTTGCAGGGGTAGATGCGGTTGATAACCGGGCCCAGGATTTTGTTGAACATGCCGTCCCCGAAGTTGGGTTCGATGATGATCTCCCGGACGCCATACTCCTTGGCCTTGTATGCGAGGGACTCCAGCGTGGCATCTTCATAGCCGCCCGAGAACCCCCCGGCGTCCAGCAGGAAGAGCCGCCCGTTCAGGATCGCCACGATGGCATATCCAGTTTCGTCACCACCGCGCCCCGAGGGGTCGATAGCCATGACGATCCCGGTGTATGGCAGCCACTCATCCTTGCTGACCATCATGGGGCGGTATGCCTTGTCCCCGTCGAAGCCCACGATGGGCACCTCTTGGATCACGAGGGCCGGGTCATTGGCCCATGCAAGCTGCACGGGACCGCGCTCCTTGTCCAAGTCCATGAACATCATGTCCGAGAGCTTGAGCGGGTAGCGGTCGGCGTCAGCAAGCGACGTGTCGAGCATGAACTGGAGGGCGAACCCTGCCTGACCATACTCGGCCATCTTCTCCATGAGCGTCTCGGCGTTGAACCGGGTGCATACGGGCTTGCCCGCAAGGGTGGGGTCCTGCTCCAGCTCCGCCACCAAGTAGGCCGCTAGACGGGGCCCGTAGCGGGCTGTCTGGACGGGCGTGGGATACTTGGAGGGGATGATCCTGATCTCATAGCCGCGCTCGGGGAGCCCGTTGTAGATCGACTGTTCGGTCTGGGGAGTGCCCAGATAGATGATCTTCGATGAGGGCAGGGGCTTGAGGATAGCCGAGAACTCTTTGGTGAGCTCTTTCAGCTTGTCCCGCATCCCCTGCGTGGCCGAGTTGTTCGTGACCTCAATGTCGTCCGCGATGATAACGTCAGCACGGGACCCGGTGAGCTGCCCGGTGATGCCCACGGACTTCACGGAGGGCGACTGATCGGCCCGCGCGGGGCCCACGTCGAAGGCGATCTTGGAGGACCGCTGGCCTTGCTTGGGCTGGAGGTGCTGGAGGAATGGGATTTCCTCGATCAGCCGCAGGGTGAAGGTTGAGAAGTCGTCGGCCCGGAGCTTGGAGGCGGACACGACCATGATCTTGAGCTGCGGATCGCGGTAGAGCAGCCAGCAGACATAGGCTGCCGTCACCCAGCTCTTCCCGATGCCCCGGAAGGCTTCGATCACGAGCTTCTCGGGTCCGTTCTGGAGCCACTCGGCCATGACGTATTGCGTCCGGGTCGGCTCGGGCAGGTTCAGGAAGGTCCAGATCAGGAAGAGGAAGGTCTTGAAGTCGTCTCGAAGGGGGTCCGAAGACCCCGCGAGGTGTGTCGAAGAGCCCAACTGGGCGATCTTCGTCATTGGTATTTAGCGATGCTCTCTTTGGCGCGTTCCACCATAGCCGCGAAGGCGTTGTTGGTGTCTCCATCCCCGGTCGGGATCGCGTCGATGTTGTTGTCCTTTAGGAACTTGACGATCACCGCCCAGTCCTTGGCTTGTGCCTCTCCGCTTTCCAACAGCTCCAGCATGTCTTTCGCCAGTTGTTGGTGGATTTTCTCAAGCAGCTCGGTGGTTGCTTTGCTCATTCCTTCTCCTTGATGAAGGTGTCGTAGATTTTGGCCCAGATTTGGACCACGAGCCACACGACGCCCAAGATGGGGGCGGCGATGGCGGCGACTTCTGATGCTGTTTGAAGCCAAGGGAGCCAGAAGGGGCTCACCACGGCAGCCGCAGCTACGGCGGTGTTGGTGCTATCCATTGGGGTCCTAAGAGGGGCAGGGGAGGGCCCGAAGGCCCCACCCGTCACGACACTACGCTGCCCGTGCCGTTGATAATGTCGGCACGAATGGAGGTGCCGTGGTTGCTCTTGTCGATCACGTTGTTGATCGCGCCATCCTTGACCACGACCTTCGCCCACACGTCCTTGAACGTGTTGCCAGTGACGGAGTTGTAAGAGGACGGGATCGTCTTCCCACCTTCCGTGCGGGTGCCAAGAACCACACCACAGGCTTCCTTGTATTGGAGCGTCGGAGCGACCCAATCTTGGAAGCCGATCACGTTGCCCGTGATGGTGCAGAAGGAAGCGCCATCCAAGAGGATGCCCCCGCCTTGGTTATACTTGGCAATGCCAGTCGGGGTCGTTCCATCCATAGGTTCCATACGGAAGTCGATCATGACGTTCCCCGTGACGGCCCAGAAGTCCGAATGAAGGAGAACGCAGTTGCCCCGCATACGGAGGAACGTGTTGTTGGCGATGAGCCCGCCCTTGCCTTGGTTGTCGTCCTTTCCGTCCACGAACGCCGTGAACCAACCGTTGCCACATTCGGTGAACTCGTTGCCATACACCTTGGTGCGCTTGAAGCTGCGCGAGGACTTGCCGCCCGATCCGCAACGGTAGAAGCGGTTGTTGGTGATCGTAGCGTCACACCCTTCGACGCCCGCTTGGCTGGAACCGGACAGGTAGATGCCCAGATCAGGGGCCCCGATGAAGGAGCAGTTGGCGATGATCGTGGAGGCACATTGCCGGACGTGGATGGAGCTGTCCCCACCACCTGTTCCCACGTTCCCGACGGTCTGCTTGCCGAGGCCGTGGTCGAACGTGACGCCGTTGATCTCTGCTCGGGCGTAGTTGCCCCAGACTTGGATCAGGTCGATGCCCGGTTCGTTCGTCGTAATGTCGGGGTTCCGGTTGATGACGGGCAGCTTCGATCCGTCGATCCGACCATCACCGCGCACGTTCAGCTCATACTTCTTGTCAACGGGAACCCCGTCGCCCCAAGTATCGGTGTCGAGCCGGAGGATGACGCTCCCCTTGGTCGCGTGGTTCACCAGACCTTGCGGGACAATATCCCCGTCGATGATGATGGTGGCGTTCTTGTCGGCCTCCCAGAGGGCCGCAATCTGCCCTTCACGTCCTTCCGAAGGTTTGACCTTGGGATAGTCGTAGAAGGACTTGATGGTGTAGACGGTGTTCTTCGTGAACGTCATCTCCACGGTCTGGACCGGAAGGACCTTCCCGTAGTCGAACATGGCTTGGATGAGCGGACGGTGATCCGCACCGGGGACCAGCTCCCCGAAGTTTTCCGGGCGAAGGTCGTAGGGGACGCAGTTGGGGAAGTCCGGGTGATCCGGGAAGTGCGCGTCGGAGCCGTCCTTCACCTTGATCCGGGAAGCGCCACCCGTGATGACCGTGCCGGGCATGTAGTCGTCAAAGCGACGTTTCGCCATCTGGGTGTAGTTCGGGAACGCCTTGGGGGCCGGGATAGCCTCGATGTTCAGCGAGGTGAACTCGATGAAGGACCCCACGCCGCCGCCAGCGATGGTGAACAGCAGTTGGTCCATGCGGGCCGCTTCGCTGTATGACTCGAACTCCCATGCGAACAACGCAAACGAGGACGACAGGCCGAACTTCTTGGCCTGACCGAAGGCGAAGTAATCCCCGTTCGACTTCGAGTAGCGCGTCTGGAGCGTCAGGGACATGCCGCTTGTGGAGGCGCGGGCCATGAACGTGATGACGTAGGGTGTGCCCCGCGCGATGGGTGCTTCCATTGCCCCGAGGTTGATGCGAACCCGCCCACCAGCGTCGGCTGCGGCGCGTTGAACCTTGAGGCCCGAGATGACGCCGCCATAGTTGACTGCGGCAGAGGATGCGGTGAACTCGCCGGGGGCGTTTACGTTCTCCATGCTAAGGAAGAACGGGTCAGGGTAGGTGTTTCCGATAGGGCCTTTCAAGCCGATTTCTCCTTGGGGGCCTTGTGCCCCAGTTGCGCCCGTGGGTCCTTGTTTTCCCTCCGGGCCTGTATTTCCTTGGATTCCTTGTGCGCCCGTGCTGCCCTTGACCCCTTGAGGTCCTTGCAGTCCGGTGTCGCCTTTGGGGCCTGTTGCCCCTGCGGGGCCTTGAGCCCCGGTGTCGCCTTTGGCTCCAGTCAGCCCGGTTGCGCCTCGCGCCCCGGTTTCGCCTTGGATGCCTTGGGTTCCGGTGTCGCCCTTGGGGCCTTGGATGCCTTGAGCCCCGGTTGCCCCGGTGTCGCCCTTGGCTCCCGTCAGGCCGCGCGGGCCTTCCACGCCTTGGGGGCCCTCTGCGCCGCGCTCGCCTTTCCCGAAGGGGATTGCAGCGGACCACCCGGAGGTGCCTTGGCGCAGGTAGAGAGAGCCCGTGTCAGTGGCGAGATACGAGAACCCGACCGCCTGACTGTCGTAGCTGGAGCGACCCGCGAAGGTGCCCGTTGCGTTGACGGTGAAGCTCTGGCCGGACTCACCCGTGGCACCACGAGGGCCCGTAGCGCCGCGCTCTCCGGTGGCCCCGGTGTCACCTTTGGGCCCTTGGATACCTTGCGGCCCTTGGGGACCTGTCAGCCCCGTAGCTCCGGTGGACCCTTTGGCACCCGTAGCGCCGCGAAGTCCGTCAATGCCTTGGGGTCCGGTGTCACCTTTGGCTCCGGTGGGACCCTGCACCCCTTGGGCTCCTTGGAGTCCTTGAGGGCCAGTCTCGCCTTTGTCTCCGGTCGCCCCGGTGTCACCCTTCGGGCCTTGGCCTCCGGTGATCCCTTGGGGGCCTTGGGGTCCGATCTCGCCTTGCGGCCCGGTTTCCCCTTGGATGCCCTGATCGCCCTGCGGGCCTTGCTCCCCGGTGATCCCTTGGGGGCCCGTGAAGCCGACCTCACCCTGCACCCCTTGGATGCCTTGGGGGCCTATGGGTCCGGTGGGGCCGAGGGGTCCTGTCAGGCCGATGGGGCCAACAGGTCCGATCTCGCCTTGAACCCCTTGGATGCCTTGCGGCCCTTGGGGTCCGATTGGGCCTTGCGGTCCCGTGCGCCCGACGAGGGCGGCGTTCTCTTGCGAGTAATAGAGGGCCTGTGTGAGGACCTCGTTGTAAGCCGCACCCGGAAGCGGGCGGTTGTCTTGGATTACATGGAGAGGGGTGAGAGGTGTTTCCCGCCGGATCATGATCTCGACGCCAAGTGCGGCGACAGGACCAGTGCGAACGCGAGTGTCGTTGACCCAAGAGATGCCAACGGCCTTGCCGCCTATGTATGCCTTGACGTGGGCGCGGCGCAGGTAGGGAAACGAAAGGTCAAATGTGTCGATAATCCCATCACCAGTGGTGACGAGGGCTGTTTCGTTCATGCTTTTCCTTGGAAGGGGTTATCCCAGCCCCGAAGGGCCGGGTGCCGCTACTCGCGGTCTTTGATGAGGCCACCGAGGGCAGCCGTCAGGGGGACCCAGTTGGTGGGCAGGGGGAGGGCACGGATGCCCCCCTTGATCTCTCCAGCGGTCATGTCCTCGCCGTCGATCAGGGAACCAGAAGCGCCCTTAGCGAACCGGGCAGCCGAGGTGAGCTGATCCACGGCAGGGGAGCCGAAGAACGTGTCGGTGGGTGATCCCGAGGCCCGAGCGTTGTTGAACTGGGGGCCTAGCGGGGTGAACATGAGGGCACTATCCGCGAGCATGGGGATCACACTTGCGGTTGCCGTGCGGGCCCAGCCGTTCTTGAGGAGGTTGGCTGGCTCCATCTGTTCGTTGAACTTCTCGCGGCCCTCCTCGGTCGAGAGCTGCCCGGCTTGGCGAATGGCGTAGGTTGCCGTGCCAGCCGCGATCTCACCCAGTAGGAGGACCATCATCTTCGGATCGGTCAGACCGCCGTGATTCAGGGTCCAGAGGGTGGACTTCGACCACGCCCCGAAGACGAAGGAGCGGAACTGGATGAACATCGACGCGACGGGTTGGCTCATCCATTTGGACAAGGCCCCGAAGTCGTTTTGCTGCACCAATCGGTCGGTGTAGCGGCCCATGAAGTGACGGAACTTGGAGACGGCCTCCGCATCCCATTTGGTCAGGTTCAGCCCGACGATCTTCTTGCCGTCGAACTCGCTGTGATCCGTGAGGTTCTTGAAGAGGAGCTTTGCGTCCTCCTCTCCGAGCCCTATGGATGCCAGCCTGTCGCGGTCGCGGGGCTTCATGGCGTCGAAGCCACCCTTGCGCTGCATGTGGACGAGCTGTTGCGTTATGGCCTTCATGGCCCACCGTTGCTGGTAGTCCTGAATGGTCCTCATCAGAGAGATATGGCCCGTGAGCTGTTGCCCGGCGTCCAGCACCGCGTCCACCTTTTGGGAGAACCCAGAGCCCGCCATCGAGCCCATGCGGTCCTCGTCCAGCCGCAGATCATAGCGGTTCCACAGGCCGTCCAGCCCGATCCCCGTCATGTCCGTCAGCTCCGTCAGCAGTTTGTCCTTGTCCCACTTGCCCGCGTTCACGCCCGAGAGCATTGTGCGGATGGCCGGGAGTTGGGACATGGCAGCCCGGAAGCCCGTCAGGGACATGATCTTCCAGCTCTCTTGGGCTTGGTTCAGACCCATGTTGGACATGAGCCGGATGAACTGCATTGTCTTGAGACGCCGCGCCCACTGGTTGAAGCCGTTCTGGTTGTCCCAGACGGGGATGCCGTTGATCCTCTTCCAAGCGAAGTCGATGTTCTGGAGTTGGTTCTCCATGTCCGACTTCTTGGCGGCATAGTCGCCGTCAGCGGTGCGGTAGGCTTCCTTCACCATGTCCTTGACCCGCTCAAGATCAGCCTCGGACTTGATGCCGTCGATCAGCAGCTCTCCCTTGCCGGGGTTCATGACCTTCATGTTGGCGAAGGCCAGACGCCCCGAGAGGGTCCGCGTGTAGCGCCGGGTGAGGAGCTCTGCGTCGTTCTCGAAGAGGTCATAGACGGAAAGCTCTCGGCTCCCGCCATCCCGTGTGGGGACGGTGGCCTTGAAGTTGTAATCCATGAGGGTCCGCTTCTTGAACGAAGAGACGCCCTTGGCTGCCTCACCGTCCGCCTTCTTGGTGCTGTCCATGACCCCCGAGAGGGCATCATAGGCGGCGTCGAGCTGATCGTCGTCCAGCAGCCCTTTGTTCTCTGCGGCTTCCATGAAGGCCCGCTTGAAGGCGTCCTTGTCCCCGAGCTGGAGCGAGCGTGTCAGCCCGTCCTCGATCCCGAAGCCCGCCTTGCGGAGGGTGTTCCAGTAGCCCTTGGACATTCGCTTCACGATCTGTGCGTCGAGGTCCGGGGTCCGGCTGCGGATCGCTTGGGCGAAGAAGTCCGTCATCACGTCTTGATGGACGGCCCTGTCCAGATCGGCCACCGAGCTATGCTGGGCGACCAGTGGCAGGTAGTTCTTGTTCTCCGGCAGATCGGCCAGACCGGATTCCTGCGCGGCCACCCGAAGGTCATTCATGGTGCGCCGAACGGCCCCTGCTGCCTTGGTGATGTTGGGGTCCACGTCAGGGCTCGGCATGGGGTCCCGAACGTGCGCCGCCACCTCCCGGTTGAACTCTGCCTCCTTCCGGGACATTTCTAGGAGGTTGAAGCGGCCCACGCCTTGGCCCTTCATGTAGGCGTGTTTGGCGGGCTGATATTCCATGACGAAGTTGCCGATCACCTTGCGGTGCATGGCGGTGAACTTGCTGTTCACGCTGTCCGGCACCACGCCACGCCCCTTGAGCCCCGCAGTCTCCTCAAAGAGGTTCATGCCGAGGAGGCGCACGAGGGGCACCTTGGAGGTCGTCATCTGGCCCGCAATGTCGAACCGGGTGCCGCGACCGAAGCCCGTGGGTGCTGCCCCATCTGTCACCTCGCCCAGATAGGCGCGTTCGGCGGGGATCAGGCTGTCACGGAGGTCCATGTTGCGGGCCGCGCCCACGCTGTCGTTGCGAGCCCCTGCGATGATCGCTTCGGCTGCCCCGGATTGGAGCTTGCCGCGCGTCGTGAGGGCTCCCGTGGTGGACGCTAGGTCAGCCTCGAAGGCCGTTGCAGGGTTCCGCGCCAGAGCGCCACCAAGGGCACCGAAAGCGCCCCCGACGATGCCCGCCATAAGGGGGTCCGCATAGGGGTCGTCAAAGACCGCCTTGGAGGTGGCGTCGATGCCCGCGTTGACCGCAGCACCCGCAGCAGCCCCGTATGCCGCCCGGCCAGCCATACCAGCCCGAGCCGCGAAGCCCAGACCGCCAGTAGCGAAGCCCGCAGCGAGGGGGATGGGGTCGGCCATGCCAGCGATGAAACCCGCCGCAACGGCAGAACCCCCACCCGCACCTAGACGCCCTTGGCGCTGCACGTCCTCTTCGATCCACTGGAGGCGGGACGCGAGGTTCTTCTCCGAGCCCGAGCCGAGGATCATGTCGTGGTATTGCTCGGGATACTGGGTCAGCATCTCGCTGCCCCGTGTCTCGTCAATGCGGAAGTCGAGGTCCACCGTGTCCTCGCTCATCCATCGGATGGCTTGGGAGGTGATGGAGGTGGATTGGAACTGTGCCCCGATCTCCCCCATGAAGCTCTCATAGGGCTTCGGAGCGTTCTCCACCTCGGTGAACATATCGACTGGCGCTGCGGCCTCGGTGTCGGTGTGCGCCAGAGGGTCCACAGGGACGGCGTTAGGGTCCGCCGCTTGTTCGGCGTAGGGGTTGTTGTATGTGGGGATATAGGTGCCCGCGAGGAGCCCTTTGGCTTTCTCCCGGTGATCTCCCATCTGGCTGTTCCACTTGTCCGCCACGTCGCCCCACGTCCCGCCAGCGGCCTCGTCAGAAGCCCCGTAGCGGCCCGGAGAGCCAGCGTTGATGGTGGAGTAGAGGTCCAGCCCGGACATGCCCGGCTTGAACCCGTTGGCGACCAGATAGTCAGCAGAGGAGCGCACCGCGTCCTCGATAGCCATACCTTCCTGATAGTTGAACTGTTGACGCTGGGGTTCGCCCATCTGGATCAGCCCACGATGGACGCCCCATTTGGTGGTAGGACCCTTCTGCCACGGGTCGAATGTTCCGCCCGTCTCAAAGGAAATGGCCGTGGCGAAGTCTTCGGGGTCAGCGCCGATGCGCGTAGCTTCCTTGACGATGGCCGCAGCCAATCTGTCCTGCATGTCGTCTCCTCAAATGAAAAAGGGCCCCGTGAGGGACCCGTGATGTGATTGACCTAAACGGTGGGGTTATTGGCCGGGGAAGGGATCAGCGAACCCGAGGTTCAGCGCATTTGCCCTTGCGAGCTCGCGTTCCTCGGACTGTCGTGCGGCCCGTTGTGCTGCCACATGGTTCGGATCGCGGGACTGGATATACTCCTCCAGATCGCGCTCCCATCCGTCCGCCGCCCATCGGCCCAGCTTGCCCCGGTTCTCCCGGTGCCACTGGATGACCGAACGCTGGTGGGCGACGTAATCGTTGAACGACTGTTGGTCCCCGTCCTTCTCGGCATTGGCTGCCGCGATGCGCGTCTGGTGTTGTGCCTGACGTTGGCTGTCGAGGCTCTCCGGGGTGACGAAGACGTTGCCCACGGGGCCGCCCACGGTCTTGCTCCAGACTTGCCATTTCGTCTCCCCGCTGACGGGTTGAAGGAACAGGTCTTCGGAGTCCTCGATCCCGAGGGCTTCACCCCGTTCTGCGAAGACCCGATCAAGCTCCATGTCCGCGAGGATGGGGAAGTCTTGGGGGAGGTCCCGCATGGCGGGCATAGCCATCCCGTTGATGACGTAAGTGCTGTCCTCTGCCCACGCCCGGAGGTTCCTCTCCATCGCCCCTTCGTTCATCCCGAGGGCGCTCATGGCTTGGAGCTTCTGGTTGATGATAGCGGAGCTCTCTCCGTGAGCCTCTGCACCGATGCGACGGAGAACCCGGCCCACGATGCGGTCGGCGTCCTGCGGTTTGATCGTCAGCCGGGCCTTCTCGGTGTCCGTCTTAGCGGCCCACCCGGCAGCCCACCCGATGGCGTCGTTAGGCGTCATGCGGTTGAACGTGACGGCCATGTCGTAGCTGTCGAGGAAGTCGCGGCTCTTGGGATCAAGAAGCGTGGCGGCATAGGCCGGGTTGGATGCTTTGATCTGGCGATAGAGGTCAGCCGTTTGGGTGAAGTTGGCAGCGGCCTCGGGGTTCTTCATCAGCACGTCAGCGTTGGCCGCGACGGGCAGACCCGAGAACATATCCGCCCACTGTTCATTGTGGACGTTGTTCGCCTCATACCACGCCAGACGGACCCCCTGCATCTGTTGGGCTGCCTCTGCGGGGTCCATGTTCTGCGCCACGAGGGCGGCTTCCTGATCCTCCCATCGGCTTTCCATGAGGGTCCTTACGTCCTCGATCTGGGCCTCGCGGGTGTAGGTTTCGGTGCCACCGGATGCTGTCGGGACTTGAACGTCCTTTAGCTTCGGAGCGCCACCTACTTGGCCCATGACGGCCATAACGGAGGACTGCACGTCGAACCGCGCCTGATCCGCATAGCGGGCCAGAGCTGCCTTGTGCTCGGCTGTCTGGGTGCGCGTGAGGATCGCCTGTCGGTTCCCCTCGGATTGGGTCAGTAGTGCTGCCTTACGTGTATTGGAGTAGAGCGTGTCTGGCAGGACCTTCACGTCCTCTTCCGTCAGCTCTCCCATGACCAGCTTGCGGTCCACTTCGGCGCGGAGCGGGAAGCTCTGCTCGTCGTCCAGCTTGGTGCGGACCCCGTTGGCGCTCTCCACCAGCGAAGCCGACTTGGTGGCATAGGCTGGCATGGAGGCGAGGGAGGGCAGGGTGGACCCATCAGGCCCCTTGCGGGGCGCGTTCAGGATCGCCTTAGCCAGCTCGGGTTTACCTTCCAGCGCCACCCGCTCGGCCAGCCCGTAGATCGTCCCCTCCTGCTCCTTCTGTGATTGCCCGTAGAAGGTCTGATTGGAGGCGGCGCTGTCCATGATGGAGGCGGCGAGGGCACCAACATCAGCCGAACCGCTCTTGGTGGCGTCCGCGATCTGGGTGTGCCAGCTATCAATGATCGTGGTGTTGATCTGTTGCTTGGCAGACGCGATCCGCTCACCCGTGGCTTCGGCAATTACCGTGGCCCGGTGCGGCTCCGTCAGGCGGTAGAAGTTGCCCCGTGCGATCTCCGAAGGGAGCCCCTCGGCAAACTCTGCGCGGCGGGCGTCATAGTCCCCGGCAACATCACCGTTGGAGCGGTCGAAGTCGGTGTTATAGTGGGTGCCCCAGTCCTGCCGCCAGTCGGCGTTCCCACGTTCCCCCAGAAGGCCGTCGAGGGCGTCCTGTCGGACCCGGATGCCGTTCGGGGTTCCCGCTGCGGCTTCGGCGCGGAGCTCCTCCGAGGTCATCTGTTGGCGCTGTGCGATCCACTCGCGGTTGGCGAGGGACTCGGGGTTGTCGTTGATCTTGTCTTGGACCTGACCGTATTGCTGGAGGGAACCGTTCAGGCTCCCCAGAGCGTCCGTCAGGGCCCGGAGGTTGCCCCCCGTCTGCGCCTGAACAGGGCGGACAAAGGTGCTCCCCGGTGTCGCGGCGGGCTGGAGGCGTTGCTGTTGGAGCTGCGCGTCCGGCGTATTCGTTCCGAAGAGTCCTCCGGCCATTTAGCTTTCCTTCTGTGCTTTGTAGTTGGTGTAGGAATTGAGCCCGCTGGCGAACCCCCCGAGGAGGAGCGCGGTGTGGTCGGGTCGTTCCGGTTGGGGCATGGCGTTGATCTGGTTCTGACCCGACGCCTCGGCAGCGGTCATCTCCCCGGTCAGGTAGTCCCGGCTCATCTGGAGGTTGTTGTCTGCGACCACCTCGTTGCGCCCGGCTTGGGCGTAAATGTCCCGGAGGACGGCATCCACGGACAGACCCGTGACGCCACCCGCGCCCGCAGCCAATTCGGCAGAGGCGACGGCTCGGGCAGTCTCGATTTCGGAGGCTTGTTTCTGTTGGTGGGCGGCTTGTCCTTCTTGCTGGGCACGGATGCCGATGTTGGAGTAGGTCCGGGCGGTGGATTGCGCGGCGTTGTCGGCGTTTTGCTGGGCCATTGCTGACCCGGCCTTGTATTGCTGATTGGCGGCTTTCATGCCCGTGACGGTCTGCGCCCCGGTGATCGCAAGTGAAGTCGCCATCAGAGTTACAGGGTCACACATTTCTGATCCTTGCGAACTCGTAGACAGGGACGCCGTGCGCCCCATAGGTTTCAATCCTGCGGATGAAGGTGAACCCGAGCCACTTGAGCCACTTGATGTGGACTTCGTTGCGGGCGTCACAGACATTGCAGAGCGTGTCGAACTTGGTGTCGAGGTGGGCGAGAACGTCCCGCGATCCCCGAAGGAATGCCGTCCGGTTCTCCTCCAGAAGCCTCGTGCCGGAGAGCGCGATGAAGCCCAGCCGGGACCCGAAAGGGACCACGGACATAAGCGCCACCATGTCCCCCGTGTGGGTTCTAAGGGTGAGCGATGGGGAGCCCAGAAGGACCCCCCGTTTGAGGCTGTCGATGGCAGGGACGCCGCCGATCTCCTCCAGCTCGCGCCGATCCTCCTCTCGAAGGATTGCAGCGCACTCCCCCGCGTCCGCCATGACGGAGCGCGTGACGATGCCGTGAGGGGTCATCAGTAGGAGATTTGCCGGGCATCCCCGGTCCACGCATAGGAGAGCACGGAGTAGGGATAGGGCCCGTTGCTTCCGAACTTGAGCCGGAAGTCGGTGGAGCGGGACATGATCGCCACGGGCTTTGCGATCTCCCCCAGAATGAGGGACCCGTGGAGGCCCGTCTTGGTGCCCACGAGGGCAGCCGCGAAGTCATAGACATACGGCTTGCGGTAGTCCCGCTCCAGCTCCACCCGCATGAACGCCGTCTCGCCTGTGCCGAAGCGTAGGCTGGAGATGGTCGTCTGGAAGCCGGGAAGGGCGTTCCCATAGGAGCCGTTCTGATTCGTGCTGCGGTGCAGGAGCTCGGACAGGATGCCGTAGCTCTCGTAGGGGAACCCGATCCGCGCCGTGTTGCCCCCATAGTGGCCGTTCACGACAAGGGTGTTCCCGGTGGCCCTAGCGATGGTTGGTGCCATCCCGAAGATGCGCGGGTCCACCATGACTGCCATCGCCCCCGCTGCCGGGTAGGGCAGGTTGAAGGACGTGGTGTCCGTGGCGGCGTCATAGGACCCCTGACGGGAAACCTGACGGTCCAGATAGGCCGGGCATGGTCCGTTCTGGGTGAACGCCTCGTGGCAGTTGATGCCGAGGATTTCCCGTGTGCTGGACCGTTGCGTGACCACGACGAGCTCCTCTTGGTAGAACCTCATGGCCTTGATGGGGGCGTCGAGGGTCCACTTCTGCCATGCCGACTGCACCTTCTCCGATCCGATCCACAGCCACTTATAGACGTAGATCGAATTGGGCTCCTTCTCGCTGACCAGCATGAGCATCTTGAGGTCCCCATCTGCGGCCATCATGGTGATGCCGGGGGGCACATAGCCGGACACATGGTCCGTGATGCTCTGGGCCGTCAGGTTGTCCACCGACCGATCATAGCTGAACTCGTGGACGAAGCAGCCCGTGGGCGTGTCATTCACGAAGTAGAGCTTGGACCCGGCTGCCACGGGGCGCACCTTGGCGCTCACCTTGTTGGACAGGAGGTGCTCATAGTGGGCGTTCTTCTGGGTCAGGGTTTCCCCCTTCTCCAGCCGGAACGGGACCGACTCGGTGAACAGCAGGATTTCCCCGGAGAACGGGACGATGTGGTTGATGGTGCTGACCTCCGGGTAGGAGATGGCAGCGTCCACAGGGTCCGTGTCGAGGGGCGTCAGGATGCTCTCGATGAAGAAGTTGAAGAAGTCCCCGTGGCGGCTCTGTGCGAAGCTCTCGCCAGAGTGGAAGCCCAGACGGTTGTTGCCGAAGGCGATGCCGTTGATCTTCTGGCCCACGAAGGACGGCCAAGGGTTGGTGTCGTCGTCACCCACCTTGCGATCCGCCCACTCTGCCCGCTTGAACGTGAAGTTGCCGTTTGCCTCCCGCACCAGAAGGTGGGGCATTGTGGCCGGGTCGAGGCGGTATTGGGTGGCCGGGGCGTGGTCCTCTTTCCACGTTCCTTGGGCCGAGTCCGATGCCTTGCCATAGCGCACATAGTAGTCGTCATAGGCGGTATCTTCGGAACCGTTGATCTTGAGGAGGAACCCCGCGCGGGCCTTAGCGGGCAGCTTAGCGAAGTCTTGGCTTTCCCCCTTGTGCGCCCGGATGCGGGTTTCAGAGCCAGCCTCCACTTCGAGAGTGAAGGAGTTACCCTTCTGGTTCACGATGTAGATCACGTTGTCGATGAGCTGGATGCCCCATTCGGCGGGGTCTAGCGACTGCCGAAGGTTGACCAGAGCTGTCGAAGGGCGTGACGGGACCCCAGCGGGTGTGGATCCGGTGACGAGGGCTTGGGCGATGTATCCCGTCCGGGCCCCTCGCTCTGCTTCACGGGAGGCTTCTGGATCAGAATGAGGCCCCCCATCGGTGATGTAGTGGCCCGCGACGTTGCCGTTGACGATGACCTTATACTCGGTGAAGTAGTCCCCCTGCACGATATGCACGAGGCCCTCCGAGCGGGCACTCGGGGTGAGCGAGCCCATCTTTCCGACCACCTTACGGCGGTTCAGGATGAAGGTGTGATCCTGCACGGTCAGCGCCGTCAGGTCGTTCGGGCCCGCTCCGTTCAGGTATTCCCACCCGCTGGGGGCGTTGACGTTGATCTTCGTGCCGTCGAGCTTGTGAACCGTCACCCCGACAGGCGTTAGCGTGACGTTGTATTGTTCCACCGCGTCCCGGTCGATCAGGTGCTCCACGGCGACCTCTGGGCCAATCGTGGGGATCACCCCTCGGAGCCGGGCAGGGTTGCGCGGGACCAGCCCACGGGTGACGGTTGGAAATTGATTGACGCTCTCTTGGAGCTGCGAGGTCAGGCGCACCTCTGGGGGCTGCCGAGACACTCCGTTGATGACGTTCGGGGAACCCCCAGTTGTCCGCATTAGCTTCTCCGTGCGAGTGTTGCGATGGTGTCGTTGTTCAGGAGGTTCAGGTCCTCGTTGCGGATCACGGCCCTCTCAAAGGCCACCTTGGCGCGGAGGAGGTTCCTCTCGCGGGCTTCGGTGACGGCCTGTGCGCCGGGGAACCCATCCACGAACTTCTCGATGGCAAGTGCCGTGATGTAGCGCCGGGCTGCGTGGGGGATGCGATCCCATGTCCGGTGGAAGATTCCGTCACAGAGGACGGGAGCGGTGAATATGTGGGTCTTGTTGGCGCGGTCGTAGAGATACGGCCAGCGTTCCACCACGTCCGCTTCCATGCCGTCGATGGACAGGATGGAGGACGGGATCGTGATCCGCCCCTCCGCGTCAGGTTTCAGCTCATAGTCCGCCTCGCGGTTGAACCAGAAGCCCTCCTCTTGGAAGTCTCGGGCTGTCGTCTGGAGCACGAAGAGGGCCGTGTTGCCGTCTGGCGGGAGCATTTCGAGACTGCCCACCGGGTCCTGCCCCACGGCGGCAAGCATTTCGTTGACCGCAGAGAGCTCGTCTGCGGGTCCGTTTGGGATCATAGGGTGGCCCTAAAAAAAATACCGAGGACCCCGAAGGGCCCCCGGCATGGGTTTCAATTATGCTGCAACAGCGGCGACTTCGATGGAGCACTCGGGGCGCAGACCGCCGTGGCCGACTGCATAGCGGGCGACCAGCAGGGACGCTTGGAACAGCGTCAGGTATTCAGACTGCATGGACAGGTCCATCAGCTTCACGGTGCCCACGGCGGAGCGGTGCGAGATGACCATCGCCGTCTTCGAGAAGTCGCCACGGTATTTCACGCGAACGGAGTCAGCAGCCGACTCGTCCGTGTTCGGGACGTGGTTCGACTTCACGAGGGAGATGCCCGCGAGCGTCTCGATGGTGCCTTTGGCGATGGAGCCCGTGCCGCCCCAGTCCTTGTTCAGGAGGTCGGTGGACGCAGCCGCAGCATAGAAGCTGACGGGGCGCATGTAGGCGAAGCGGTCGGACTCGGGAATGTCCTTCTCGTCGAAGGTCATGGCAGCCGCGAACAGCGCCTTGGAGATGAGGGCCGCGTCGGTGCGGACGTTCACGCCGCCTTTGATGGTCGAACCACCCGGCAGACCAGCGATGACGGCAGCGTCACGGGCGTTCAGCACGTTCACGCGGGCCACGTTCTTGTCGAAGGCGACGGCCAGAGCTTCGCCCTGTTGCTTCGAGTATTCCGAGCGCACGTCGAAGTGGGACATGGCTTCGTCAATGTCGGCCAGCATGATGTCGGACAGGAGCAGATCGTCAATCGTGATGATCTTCTCGTTGTGGGCGACCTTCTGACCCGTGAGCTGGGTGCCCGGCGTGTGGTATTTCGCCGTGGTTTTGCCAGTCGCCGGGAATTGGGCGGACTTGCCCGAGGCGATGGTGCGGGTGACGTGCTTGTCTTGGAAGACGCAACGGGCGTTGAAGGTGTTGATGACCTCGCCCGCATACATTTTCATGTAGAGTGCGCGGTCTTCGCCGGACAGTTGGATTTGACCCGAGCGGGAGACGTTAAGATCGGCCATAGGTATTCCTTTAGGAAATGAATTGGGGCCCCTCGCGCGTCATGCACGGGGGCTGGATGGGGGTGTGTCCCGGCGCGAACCTGCGAGCCTCTTTGGGTCAGGCAGGGAACTGGGAACGGGTCAGATGAAGGTTTCGTAGAAGGCGATCAGGCGTTTGCCACAGAGGCTCTTCTCGACCTCCGAACGCCGCAGCTCCGCGATCAGGCGGATGACTTCGGCTTTCGTCAGGATGCCCTCTTGGGGGGCTGTAGAAGTTGTGTCGAAGCAGACCTTGAGGTCCGCCGGGACGGGAGGCAGCGCGGTGGGGTTAGTCCCAGAGCCCGCGCAACCGGACAGTATCATCAGAAGACAGGCACCGAGCGGCCCCGTCAGGTAGGGACGCAGCATAGGCGTTCAGCTCCTTGATCTTGGCGTCGAGTGCATGGAGGGTCAGGGTGTCCCGTGAGTGGGACTCTTGGTAGACCTCAAGGGCCTCATTGGTTCGCGTGATGGACAGGCGTAGGGAGGCGTTCTCCTCGTTGGACATGGAGAGGTTTGCAGTGAGGCGGGCGTTCATAACCCATTGCCCAGCGACCGCGATCACGAGGACCGCGATGATGGCAGTAGCGAGTCGGCTCACTTACCGATCCCAGCTAGGCAAAGATTTCGTTCGTGCTGGCGACGTGTGACCAGACCGGGCAGGGTGATCCGCTTTCGCACGGTCTTTCCTGCTATCTTCGAGGTCTGGGTGGCGTAGACCCAACGGGGCAGTTCATTACATGCCCCCTCGGTGTCACCTGCGTTCAGCTTGCGGACCAGCGTGGACTTGCAAGCGGCCCCGACGCCCACGTTATAGCCCCATTGGACAATCGCAGAGCGTGTCTCTTCGGGGACCTTGACGTGGATGCAGCGGCCTAGCTCTTTGTCGAATTGGACAATCCGGTCCTGTAGCATATCGAGGCACTCTTGCCGCGTGTGGGTGTCGCCCATGCGGACCCCCTTCGTCTCACCGACGCATACCGTGGGAATCCCAACGGGGTCACGATAGGCTTTCGTTCGGAGGTCCTCGGATTGGAGGAGCCCGGTCGTGGTGAGAGCGAGGAAGCCAGCGGTGGCAGCACCCCCGAACAGCCCGAGGACGCCTAGCGTCTTACGGAACATTGGGGAATCCTTTGGTTAGTTCGTCCTAAACGGTGGGGTAATTGCCGATCAGATTTTGGATCGACGGAGTTTCGCTGCGACCTCGGCCCGGTAGGCGGGGTCCTTGGCGTAGCGTGGGTCTTGCTGGGCTGCCATCATCTCTTGGAGGGAGTTGAAGACGCCCCCCGCGTTGCTGGAGCCGCCAGCCGGGGTCAGCAGCTTCGGCTTCACGCCGTTCTTCTTGTCGAAGTCGGCTTTCAGAGCCCGAACGGCCAGCTCAACACGGCCCTTGTCGCCGGAGCCCACGGCCTCGTTGAAGGCATTGGCCTGTTCCGGGGTCCAGTTCTTGCCAGCCCACTCGGTCATCCCAGTGACGGCCTCAAGGCCCCCATAGGGTTTCAGCATCTCGTCGCGCATCAGGTCCGCTTGGGTGACACGATACTGAACGAACTCGTCCACCATCTCCTTCGAGATGCCGATCTTCGCGGCCTTCTCATAGGTGTCTTCCCCGATCTCCCCGGACTCAAGGAACGTCGCTTCCACGGCGGCAATGTCGATGCCAGCCGCTTCGGCCAGCTCGTCGGCCTGTTCGTCTTCGACCTTGGGGGCCTCTTCGTCGCCCTCCTTGGGTGCCTCTTCGTTGCCCTTGGGGGCCTCGTCAGCGGGGGCGTCAGCGGGCTTGTCCACGATGGAGGCCAGCAGCTCGTCCATCTTCGTCTCGCCCTTCACGGGGTCCCAGAATTGCTCCGGGACGTTCGCCGGGCGGGGCGTCGAAGACAGGACCACGGGGGCCTCTGCGCCCGTCTCGGGTTGCACGATGTTCACTTCGATTGCGTCGGCCATGTCATTCGATCCTTGTGCTGATGGTCAGTCCGAAAGCGGTGGTGATCGCCACCTTGCCGCCTTCAATTTCTTCGATGCGAGCGCCTTGGTTCGCGGCGTCGTCTGCGAGGGCCTTAGCGGCCTCCGCGTCTTTCTTGCGGGATCGTGTCCCCACGTTCAGGTTAGCCACCTTGGGGTGTCTCCATTGTTTTCTGTGCCATGCCGCCAAGTTGGTTGACGGCGTTCGGGCCGAGCTTCTCGACCATCTGTTGCATTTGAGCCTGTTGCTGTGCAGCGGACCACTCTTCCTCGGTCATCACCAGACCCTCCGTCTCCACGTTCAGGCCGTTGGCCGTCCGCTGGGCGAAGTTGTCCCATTTGACCCGGCCCATTGCTGGCGTGTCCATGATGAGGGATTTCCATTGGAGGAGGTTCGACAGGTCGTTGCCGCGACCCAGCGCGTCCATGCCCGTGACAACCTTGGGGGAGGCCACGTTCTTCGGCAGCTCGGGCAGCGATTTGCGGGCCTCAAGGTGCGCGATCAGGACCTTGGCGAGGGGGAGCTGGAGGTCCACCGATTGCACCGAGTAGGTGCCCCCGAGGGTGTCTTCGAGCTCCCGCGCCATGAACCTGATTTCCTCTGCCGTCACCCGCTCGCCGGGGCGCTGGATGGCGGTGTTCATGAGGAACGCATAGGAGAGCCGATTGGTCAGCTCGTTAATCATCTCCTTGGCGACCCGGAAGTCGTTGTAGCGTTCGATCTGGAGGAACGTCACGTCCTCCTTGTTGCCGATGATCGGCTCCCCGTTCTTGGCCTTCGTCAGGTCGGTCGCGCGGACGCTGCCGTTGGGGTTGATGAGGGGGATGACGCGGGACGCAATGGCGACGAACTCCCGGATCGCCTTCGAGAGGCTTTCGAGGTGCGCCAGATCGCCCAGATACTCCTCGATCAGGCCCCGGCCATAGTCCTCGCCGTCCACCTTGTTGTAGCGGAGCACGAGGAAGGGCAGGGTGTCGCTAAGATAGGTGCCCTCGGAGCCGCTGATGATCTCCCCTTCGACCTCCTGATAAATATCGAAGGTCCCCTCCGCGTTGCGGACGATGTGGGTGTAGAGGTCAACTATCTCGTCGGAGGCTTCCACTTGGATGCCACCCACGGACACAGGCTTGGGGGCCTCGGGGTTCACCGGGATGGCGTTGCGGGTTTCCTCGGGGAGCGATGCGCGAGCGATCGGTTCCTTTGCGACCCACTCCAGCAGGTTGCCAGCAGGGTCACGCCGGGAGACGTAGCGGTCCAGACGGTAGACCCGCCCACGCCCGTCTTCGGGGACATAGAGGGTCGCGTTGCCCGTCGAGACGAGGAGCCTGAACGCTTCGTAGAGGTCGGCGCGGAGGGCGCGGGCTTCCACGTCCGTCATGATCCGGCGCACGAATTGGGAGAACGCCTTGTCGATCTGATCCTTGAGCCCTTGCTGGCCCGTCATCTCGGCGGCGGTCAGGTCGTCCACCTCCATCTTGAGGAAGGGGGCGTTGGGCGGGAAGAGGGCCATCAGCAGCTTCGCGGAGACGTTGTTCAGGCCGCGAGCGCCAAGGGATTGTTCAGGGGTTGTGAAACGTGTGGTGCCAGAAGCACCGTCATCGGGCAGGAGCGAGGGGATCGTGAGCTTGGCGCACTCTCTCCCCCGGTCGAGAAACGGTTGCCGGGCGCTTTCCAGAGCGGTGTAGCGCGTGGCGGCGGTTCCTGCCATCTAGTTAGATATTGACGCCGGAGACGGCCCCACCACCCCCGCCAGCGGCGAGGTCGATGCGAAGGGGATTCCGGTTCCGCTTGAGCTTGGACTGGGTGTCCTTCGCCACTTCCACGGGCTCCGGGGGTGCTTCGACCATCTGGGGCGCGGTGGGGATCGAGGCTTTCACCTCGGGCATCTTGGGTGTTTTACACACTGTCGATTTCCTGTTGTTTGAGGAGGTTCTGGAGCTTGGTCGCAAGGCGGTGCTCCCCGGCCTTCATCCAGATTTCCCTTTCGGGGTCCGCTGGGTTCGGGCACTTCGCCGGGGCCACCTGTAGAGCAAAAGCAACTGTCGCAGCGTCCAGAGGAGGTGGGCCAGCTCTGTAGTCATTCACAGACGTTGACCCCGCTCGTGCATCTGCTTGAGCCTGTCGAGGAACCATTGGAGCTTGTTCAGGTCATAGCCCACGTCCGTCCCGTCTTTGACCCCGAGGCGGTAGAGGGCCTTGAACAGGTTGCCCCGTGCAAAGCTCATCTCCTTCACCTCGATCAGGTCTTGCAGGTCCTTGGCGTCCTCGGGGATCGCATAGTATTTCGAGGAGCCGCCCGAGGACTTGATCTTGGCGGTGGGTTCGGACTTCGGGAGGATCACCCGGCGAGGCGCGGGGGCGATCACTGGGTTGGGCTCCGGGTCGCCCGCATACTCCCACCGGGAGAACAGGGCACACCCCACAGGGCACCGACGAGAGCTGACATGGGCGCAGTTGGTGCAGGACTTCGCGGGTTCAGTCACGGAAGCCCTTGACGATTTCGAGGAGGATCACGAACCACGCAGCCCCGAGGGCCACGAAGAAGGCGAGCACTCCGAGGGCGATCAGGGTTGCCACAGGATGGGTTCCTTTGCTTTGAAGTCGTAATCCTCGACGCGCAGGATGCGGGCCACACGGGCGGTCTGGAGGGCGTCCTCTTCGGTCAGCCCCGCCTTCTCGTATTGTGCGACCACGCAAGCCCACGGGTCGGGATTGGTGGTGGTTTTCCAAGTGGTCCGCATGGTGCCCTTGTTGGGGCCCCGCTTGATCTCCTCTTGGTGCGGATAGGTGAGGACCCGGCCATTCACGATCTGCTCTGCCCGCTTCTTCCCGATGCCGGGGCATCCCGGATAGCCATCGACGGCATCCCCGGAGAGGATTTGGGCGTAGAACGTGTTGTCCGCTTCCTTCTTGGAGACGGTCACGGGGCCACGGTCGGCGTCGTTGGTGGGGTTCCAGTGCAGTCCGGGGACTGTGCGGAGGTCCTTGTCCCACGTCACGATGATCTTTTCGTCGCCCTTATGGATGCCCTTGTGGGTTGCCATGATGCCGAGCACGTCATCGGCTTCCAGCGTGGGGACGATCTTCCATTCGTAGTTCTCGATGCAATACTCCCGCATTGCCTTGAGGATCAGGGGGCGGCGGACGCCATCCCGGTTGGATTTGTAAGAGGGCATGACCGTCTTGCGGTAGTTGGTGTCGTCGGTGAAGGTCATGACCACGAGGTCAGCCTCCAGCTTCTCCACCCACCCAGCGACCATCAGGTCGAGGTTCTGGGCTCCACTCTCGGCGTCGGCGGTGAGGACGAATTGGCCCTCTCCGAAGTCGATGGATTTCTCTTCGGCGGCGGCGACCCGATAGGCCACCATGTCACCGTCGAGAAGCAGGACGCGCTTCATGCTTCGTCAATCAGCCCTTCGTCTTCGTCTTCCTCGGCATAAAATCCCCGGAGGGACTCGTAATACCATTCCCAGTTGTCCACGCCGCCAGCCTCAAGGGCGGACAGTTTCTCGGACTGCCGCAGAAGCCGCTCATGGGCCTCCTTGGTGATCGTGACGAGTTTCCCGCCGTCAGCGGTGTCGATGACGCTCATGTGTCTTCCTTGGTGAGTTGTTCGGCGGTCATGTCGATCAGGTTGGCGGCATCCTCTGGGTGCAGAAGGTGCCACTCGCCGTTGACCACATGGCCGCGATAAAGGGTTCGGAGGGTGCGCTCTGCCCGGCAAACATCAGGGAACCATCGGGAGTAGAAGAGCCGATAGTCCCGGTGCGGGGAGGCGGTTTGGTAAGTGCGGAACCGGGAGGCGGCGTTGGTGGTCCGTCCCATCTTCACATAGCCGGGCCATGCCGGGTTGGTGATGACGTAGAGGGACCCCCCGCCGTGGTTCCGCCGTTCGCCCTTAGTGCGTGTCGCGCCAGTTGAAGCCACGATCCGCATTTCCAGCTAGGGGGCAGCCGAAGTTAAGCTCGACGCCCGCCTCTTTGATGGACCATTCGGCCAGCGCCATCACCGTCTCGGCGTGGTCCGGTCGAACGTCGATCTGCCATTCGTCATGGACGTTGGCGCAGAACTCATAATCCTCGCCGGGAACCAAACCCTGGGCCTGTAGGGCCTTGTCGAGGATCACGAGGGCCATCTTCATGATGATCGCCCCTGCGCTCTGGAGGAGCGTGTTCAGGGCCGCATGGCGATGGCGCACTTTGATCTTGCCGCCGTCCAGTCCCACGAGGAACCCACGGGGCGGCTTCTTCCATTGCTTGGTCTTCTTGTCCTTGACCCCAAAGGCCCGATCCACAACGGCTTGCGTGAGCTTGCCGAGCGCGGGGAGGCCCGTCAGGAAGTCGTTGCGGGACTTCTTGCCAGCGTCGGTGATGGCCCGAGCGGACCCGGTGACGCCCATGATCTGACCGAGGTTGTGGTCCCCGGAGCCGTAGATGAACGCATAGAACCACGTCTTGGCAATGTCCCGACCGGGGATCATCTTGCCAGCGACGAGGTAGGTCTTCTTGGGGTCCAGCCCGAGGGCCCGACAGTTGACCGAGTGCATGTCAGTGCCCTTGGACTTCTCGCCCGAGAGCACTGTGTCGATATACTCGCCCTTGTCGTAGGCGAACATATATCCAGCCAGACAACGGAGCTCCAAGGCGTCCGCGTCACAGCCCACGAGGACCCACCCAGCGGTGCTGGTGAACAGCGCCCGGCACTCGGCCCCATAACCCCCGGCCTCCATTAGGAGGATATTCCCGTCATCACCTTTCTTGACCTTCGGGACGTTCAGGTTGGGGTTGCTATGGGTCATGCGGCGGGTGACTGCCCCGAGGGTCGTCACGGTGCCGTGGATGCGCCCCTTTTGCTCCTTCTTGAGCCACGCTTGCTTGCCCTCTGCGAGCTGACCGATGCGCTTGGCGATGGTCATATACTCGGTGAGGACGGAGGCTTCGGGATAGGGCAGGAGGGCGAGGGTCTTCTCGTCCGTCTTCGCTTGACCGCTGGGCGTGAACTCCACGGGTTCCCAGTTGTATTTGGTGCGAAGGCGGTTCTCGATGTGGTGCCCCGAGTTGGGGTTGAACTCCACCCGTTTGATCTTCGTGTAGGGTGCGTCCGGGCTGTAGTGCTCCTTCGGATAGAGGAGCTCCACGTCGCCGTTCTTCTTGACCTTCTGCCCGATGGGCGTGAAGTCCTTTCGCTGCACCGCGCGGGGTGACTTGGGGACCACGACAGGCCCGTCAGGGGCCCACCACGACTCGAACGATTCTGCGATCTTTGCGCCCAGCGTTTCGCGCTTCTTGACGAGCTCCACATAGAGCTCCTCGGCAGCCTTGACGTTGAACCCAAAGCCCCAGCGTTCTTGCCGGGCGAGGATGACTTGAACGTCCATCTCCAGCCACACGGAGCGGTCGGAGTAGGGGACGGACCAGCCCTTTTGGTCTTCGCCGCGCCAGCACTTCATGGCGTAATCGTAGACCTTGCGGTTCACCACCACGTCTTGGACGTTGTATGCTTGCATCTCCGGGTTCCACTCGGCCCACGGGTCAAGACCCTTGGCTTTCATGATCTCGGAGTAGTCGCCCTTGTTGCAGTCCAGACGGAAGCCGAAGGACTCCAGCGAGTAGCGGCCCCGCATCTTCGGGGGCATCTTCTTGCGCTTCACCAGCGCCTCATCGGAGCCGTTCAGGTCAGGCCAGAACAGGCGGGCGAGGACGAGGGTGTCGAGAAGGCGTCCCTTGGGTTTGAAGCTCGGGTAGATGAGCTGGATCGCAGGAACGTCGAACTTGATGATGTTGTGGCCGACCAGCATTTCCGCCGCGTTCAGCATAGCGATGCCGATGGCGATGGGCACATAGCCCGGTTGGTCAGCGAACTCGAAGAACTGATCCGTGTCGAGGTCTTGGATGACCAGACAGTGGAGGCGGTCCATCTGATGGAGTAGACCGTTGCTTTCGAGGTCGAACAGAAGGTTCTTGAAGAGGCCGTCTTTCAGGCCCCGGAGGTATGCTTCTGCGGAGGATCGCGCCGTGGTCCCGTGGGGGATTGCAAAGACGAGCTTCTCCAGCTCTTGCAGGTCACTCAAGCGCGGCCCCCTTGGATCACCGCGAAGGTGTCCCGGATGGCAACCGCTTGGCGGTGGCGGGATTGCCGAAGGATGGCAAGCGAAAGGCCCCCCGTTTGGAGAGCCTTGGTCAGATCGGGCAGACCCTCGATCAGGTCCAGAAGAGCGTCCTTAGAAGTTCGGCTCTCCGGTCGTCTCTTGCGGGGTGAACCCGTAGCTTTCTGCGTCATTGTTGCTTTCTTTGGAGGGGTCGCTGTCAAGCTCCGTGTAGAGTCCCGTGTCCGGCTCATAACGGAGCCAGACGCAGTTCCCCGTTGCGGCCCCGACAGGGCGATGTTTGAGGATGCGAACGGTGACGGTGCGTCGAACGTCCGGGTTTTCGTGCTGTTGATCGCGCTCCAGCCCCAGCATTGTCGGGCACCAGAAGCCGATGGATCGGGAGCCCTTGAAGTGCCGGATCATCACGCGCCCGCCTTCCTCGTGCGGGGTCCCGTCAGGGGTCGCTAGGTGGGAGACGAGGTGGATGGTGATCGGCAGCTCTTGGACCAGTGCGCCCATCTCGGCCATGATCCGCTCCAGACCCTTCCGTTCGTCGTCCTCCATCGCCGCGAGGGCGGTCAGGTGGTCGATGTAGAAGAGCTGGACCCCTTCGCTGTGCGAGAGGAACCGGATCGTGGTCTTGATGACCTCCCAGTCGGTGGCCCCGAAGCTGTCGTAGAGGAACAGCTTGTGGTGCTCGATTGCGCCGATGGCCTCTGCGAGCTCCTCGGTGGTCCACAGGGGGTTCTCTTCATCCCGGTTTGGGACGTGGAATTGCTTTCCAGCGTGGGTCGAGGCGAGCCGTCGAACGGTGTCCTCGGGCTGTTGCTCCAACAGGAAAACCCCCACGGGCTCGTTCAGAGCTGTGAGGTCAAAGTGGATTTGCTTGGCGATGAGCTCGGTCTTGCCGACCCCAGTGCCCGCCCCGATGCCGATGATCTCGTGGATGCGTCGGCCATAGAGCTCGTGATTGAGGTGCTTGGCGAACCAAGGCAGCCCCATCTTGGTCGAGGTCATGGCGGCGCTCTTCACGTCCGCAATGGTCACGATCCCGTCCGGGCGGTAGACCTTGGCACCGAAGATGGCGTCCACGATCTTGTCGCCCTTGCGGTCCAGAAGCGCCTCGTTGGCGTCCTTGTAGCCGTCGATCTTGGCGATCTTGCAGCGGCCCGCCGGGAACAGCCCCACGCACTCTTTGATGGCGTCCTGTCCGGCCTCGTCGGCGTCGAACATGAGGACGATCTCCTCAAACCCGAGGAGCCATTGGATTTCCCGCGACAGGGCCTTCTTGGCCGCTTGTGCGCCCGATGGGAGCGACACTACAGGCCACTTGTTCCCCTGAACTTGGCTGACTGACATGGCGTCAATCTCGCCTTCCGTGATGACGACACGCTTGCCGCCGTCACGCCATAGGTGTTGCCCGTAGAGGCCCGCCTCTTTGGCGTCACCGAGGAAGAGGAACTCTTTGTTCTTGAAGCGCACCTTCTGGCCGACGATCTGGCCCGAGGTGTCGCGGTAGTTGGCGATCTGGCATCCTTTGCCACGCATGGAGGACGTGCTGTAGCTCCACTTGCGGCAGGTTTCCTCGGTCAGCCCACGCGCGGGGATGGCCCCGATCTCGCCAATGGGCATAAGGTCTGCGCTCACTTGCTTCCTTTCTCTTGGGGGTTGGTCATCGCCCTCGCCGGGGACGTAATGACGGCACACGAAGCAATAGCCGTGGCCGTCAGAGTAGGTGGCGAAGCCGTCCGAAGAGCCGCACTTGGGGCTCGGACACGGCCCCTTGTGAAGGAACGCGCTGTCCTCTTCGCTCACAGGATGATCTCTCCGGGGTATGCCTCCATCGACGCGCGGACGCGCTCGACTGTCTCGGCTGGGACGTTGTGGACGTTCTCGAAGCGCCCGGTCATTTGGTAGACCGCGTGGTGGGGCGTCATCGCAACGTAGGGGTGCAGGAACCGCGCCTCGTAGAACGTCTCCGCGACGACCACCTTGAGCCCCGCTTCGAGGGCCTTGAGGGTCCGCCAGCGGTTCCACTGGTGGGCGATTGCCAGCCATGCCCGGTCCCAGAAGTAGTGGGGACCCGCGTGGTAGAACTCGTCGGGCTCCAGCAGGAGGAACCCGTGGGTGTCAACAAGATGCCGGGCGAAGGTGGACTTGCCGGAACCTTGGGCTCCCCGAACCAGAACCAAGTCGATGCCTTGGAGGTCCAGCTCGGGGTAGCTCGGGGTCACTCGTTCTTGAGGCACAGGCAGATTGCCACGACGCACAGGAAGACGACGAGGATGGCGATCATGCGCTCACTCCACCAAGGCCGCGAGACGGATGCGGATGCGCTCTGCCTTGTCGGCTGCGCCGATGGCGTTCACGGTGCGGACGCGGGCGGCTTCCATCGCCAGACGGGCGGCTTCGACTTCGGCCTCTTCACGGATCAGAACGGCGTCCAGTTGGGCGACTGCCTTGGCGATGCCAGCGGTGGCCGACTCGATGGTCGGGACCAGACCAAGACGGGTGCGGATGGCGGTGACGGCGGACAGGATCAGGGTTTTCATTTGCGAGGTTCCTTGGGGAAAATGGGGGAGAAGAGGATGAAGGCGGTGAGGAGGAGGGCGCTCATCAGCGGAGGCTCCTGATTGCCGACCAGAGCCACAGTGCGCCGAAGCCAAAGACGGCGATGTGGATGGCAAAGTAGGCGACGACGCCGATCCAGATCAGGGCGCTCATCAGCGGTCCCCGGCGTCGTAATCGGTCCAGCGGTAGCGGACGTAGGATTGCCCGGTCGTGTCCGTGCAGCGTTCCCGGTCGATCTTCATGCCTTCGAGGGTCAGCTCGTGGATGCGCTTAGGGAGCGCCCGGCAGCGCCACAGGGCTTGCGCCTCGACGTTGCTGATGGAGCGCCCCTTCTTGAGGTGCTCACGCAGCAGGGTCTTCATGCTCTTGCTGTTGACCCGAGTGAACGGTTTGTGCGTCATCTGATTTCCTTTCGAGGATGCGAAAAAAGGCCCCGAAGGGCCTGTCGCTAGACGGTGGGTTTCTTGGTGGTGGGTTTGGCGACGGCCCCGAGAGCGGCGATGCGCTTCTCGCAGGGGGCCTCATCGAGCCATTCTTGGGGGATCGCCTTGTCCGCGAAGAGGAAGCCGTATTGCTCGCACCACGCGCCGTAGCTGGTGGGGGAGCCCTTGGAGAGCTTCGTCTTGGCATTGGAGAAGAGGAACCGAATGTCGAGGTCGGGGTGCTGCGCCGCGATCAGCTTATGCTTCTGGCGGTCGTCGGTCATGAAGCGGCCCTTCGTCTCGATGACGATGCCGTTCCGCAGCACGAAGTCGGGGGTGTATGTCCGGGGCTTCACAGGCTGGACAAAGGGGATTTTGATCGTCTCGAAGTTGACCTCGTGACCCTTCCGGGCGAGCTCTTCTGCGATCTTGTCCTCCAGCCCGGAGCGGTAGCCGTTTGCTACGGCCCGCTCACGGACGCCAAGGGGTCGTCTTGCAGGGGCCTTTCGGGCCCCCACAGGTTTCGCTGGCATCAGAAGTTGACTTCGGGCTCATCACCGCCTTCCGAGGTGTCGCCGTCCTCTTCGCGGGCGTCGTCCTCGTCAGCGTCTTGCGAGCTGTCATAGCCGTCCTGCTCACCGAAGCCGTAGCTCGATGCCGACTTGTTGCCGCCAGCAGAGACGAGCTCCACGATCTGGGCGGCGTTCAGGCGGCGGGTGATGCCGTATTTGCCCGTGCCCGGCATGAAGTAGGGCGTGGACTCGAAGACGATGATCGCGGTCGAACCAGACCACACGGCGGTTTTCTTGCCCAGCGGCTTGAGCTTGGCGTCGAACAGGTCCGGCTTCGCCGTCCATTCCTTGCCGTCTTTCTTGCGCTCGCCACCAGCCCGCATCTTGAAGTTCAGCTCGACCTTCCCGGTGTCCTCTTCGGTTTCCTCGTCATAGATGACCGAGTAGGGCGCGTCGGCGCGGATGCCACCGTCTGCTTCGAGCTCCTTGCGGCGCTTCACGGGCAGCTCTTTGAACGCCTCTTCGGCCAGCTCCAGCGAACGGGCCAGATGCTTGTCCAGCTTGGCGAGGAAGGCTTCGACGCCCTTGTCAGAGCGGTCGAGGATCAGCCGCGTTTTGTAGTCGCCCCAAGCGTGGGAGCACGGAAAGGCGTCAGTGCCGTGGTCCGGCTCGTTCAGCTTCGGGTATTTCAGGACGCCGCGCGGGGCGGTCATTTTCAGTTGGTCGGGGTTCTTTTGACGTGCAGCCATTTGTTTTCCTTTTGGATTTCAGAAGTCGAAGTGCTGGGCTTCGAGGCGGGCCATGTTGTAGCCACGCGCCGCGAGGGTCGCCCAAAGGTCGGAGGGAACGAGGCGACCGGAGCGCCAGATGATGATTGCTTCGGTCAGTTGGGGGTCGCGTCCGGTCATGATGATGATCTCGCTAGCGGGACGATCTGAACAAGCGTTCAGACGATCTCGTGTTTCATGTAGAGGTGGATGGCGCGGAACGCCGGGCCGTCAGCCCAGTTCGATCCGAGGATATTGTTGGCGACCGTGAACAGGTCCCCCACGTCCGTCCCGGTGCGCCGGGCGAAGGCGATCAGGACCATTGCCACAGCGGCAGGTTGGACCTCTGGGTTCAGGTCGTTGACCCGATCCAGCACGTCGAGGGCGGCTTGGGCCGTCTCTTCGGGCCCGATGTGATTCAGCTTGTCGCGGTTCATTTGCGGTGTCTCCAGCGCAGCCCAAGGGCCGCTACGTCGAGTTGCAGGGAAAGGAGCCAGTCGGGGGTGAAGCGGGGCATCACTCGGTCCGGGTCGGGACACAGGCAGAACGCCCGGCATATCCGAAGGGGACGAGCTCTTTGTAGGCGACTCGGGCTGCCTCACAGGCGGCGCGGTCTTTGAACTCCGCCGTGGCGATGCCCGTTTCTCCGGCGAACAGGATGAGGACGAAGACGGCTGCGAGCATCAGCGGGCCTCTTTCGAGAAGTAGTCCGCCTTGGTCAGAGCGCCGATGATGACGCCGCGCAGGAAGCCTTGCTCCGAGCGGGTCAGCTTGTGGCGGGTGAAGGTCTTGCCATCCACGGCAATGTCATCGCTGGATGCGCCGAAGCGGATGGAGACGTTAGGCTTGGTGTGAGCCATTGGGAACCTCATTGAGATTTGAATTGTGAATTGACCTAAACGGTGGGGTAATCCCGGTAGCGGGACGAATTAGGCAAAGAAATAAAGAGATTCCTTCACGCTTTGCAGGTCCAGCCCACCGACGAAAGGTGCCGTGGGGATGGAGTCTCGGATGCCCGCAGGGACCACCTCTTGGAGGAAGTTGGCGAGCACGTCATTCTCCTCATACATGGACACGAACGCCTCCCGCAGAGACTCCGCGAGGATTGCTGTCTGGCCCGCCGTGGTGCCGTAGCTGTCGTGGATCATGGCGAACTTGGTGACGCCCTGTTCTGCCGCGTGGTTGACCGTTGCCATCAGCGCAGAGGCGTCCATCGAGTGGACGAAGTTAGGGGCCACGCCGTTAGCCTGACGCCGCTTGTCGATCTCCGTCTCGCTGGCAACGTCCATGCGGGGCACGAAGCGGTCCCCGAAGAGGAGGCACTCGATCCGCGTGGAGTCCATCTGGGGGTAGGCTTGCACCACGGGGAACCCCACGGGCGTTGTCCAGATGATCGGGAGGTTCTCCTTCGAGACTGCCGATGCGACCGCCTTGAGCCACCCCATCGCCAGCGTGGCGGACGTGACGACTTCGTTGATGGACTTCCACACGACGCCACCAAGGTAGACGGTTGCCTTGTGGAGCTGTTCGTCCGTGAACGGGTAGCCGCCGCGATCCTTCACAGCCTCATACACATAGTCGAGGCAGGATCGTTGGGTGCCGCCGTAGGGCAGGACCATGACCGGGCGCTTCGTCTCCGCACGGGTGAGGCCGTAGCCCCGCCATGCGACGTGGAAGACGGCATCCGAGATTGCATTCTCCTGTTCCTCCTTCTTGGCGTCCTTCTTGACCTCTGCGGGGTCCCGGTCGAGGCGCTTCTGGGCAACCTTTGCCACCTCCCCATAAATGTCCTGCGGGGTGTCCGAGGGCAGCAGGTTGGTGGCAGCCCCACCGCGCGGGTCGCGCAGCATGGCCGAGTAGTGCTGGAGCCCGTTGCAGGAACCATCCATCGCCACGGCGATCCGGGACACGAAGTCATCGGAGCAGCCCGAGGCCGTCCAGTCGGAGAACTCAAAGGCCCACGCGAGGAAGCAGAAGGGGTCGCCCGCAGTCTGCCACCAAGTATGGTCCAGCGGGTTCTCTGCGCTGCGGATGATGTTCTCCGCGTTATCTTCGACCCACTTCACGCGATCCGCGAAGCTCACCTTGTCCACGCCGTAGGTGTTGGCCCCTTGGATCAGGAACCAGCGGCGACCCTTCACGCCCCCCAGCGGGTCCCCCTCTGCGAAGTGCAGGAGGCCCTTGGTCAGGTCGTTGCCTTGCGGGTTCAGACCTTGCGGGATCGGATAGACCCGGCCCCGGAAGTCCAGTTGGTGAGGGAAGTAGATCGCGTCGTAGTGTGCGAACTCTTTGGCGATCTCCAGCGTCTTGAGGACCCCGACCCGGCGACCCGCGAGCTTGCGGTTGCCTTCGTAGGTTCGCGCAGCTTCACGCTTCCACCCCTTGAGGGCCTCCTCGTCGGTGTCGATGTTGACCGGGCGGGCGGGTAGGGGCGTGTTCTCCATGTCCGGCAGCTTGGCGACCGGGCGTCCGGCCTCGATCAGGACACGGGCCACGTCGAGGACCCGGTTGTTGATCGCCCAAGGGGTCCGCTGGATCGCGTTGACCGCAGAGAAGACCTTCGAGAGGTTCGCCCGCTTGAGGACCATCTTGTGGGCCTTGCTGGAGGTCTTCACGAGGGTCGGGGGGTATGCCAGAGCGTCCGTGTGGTAGCCGCCCGTGGTGTTGTCCGTCCAGTCCTTCGGAGGGATCACACAGGGGAGATGCTCGGGGGCCATCAGGGCGAACCGGGTGTCCAAGGAGTGCAGCCACGCCTTGAACCGTTCGGTGGGCGCGAGGACCGCGATCTGGGTCTTGCCGTCCCGGTCGAGCCGAACCTCAAAGAGGCCCGTCGCAGAGACGATCAGCTCGATCAGCTTGAGCCCGGTCTGGAGGTTGTCTTTCTTCCCCCACGGGTTCCACTTCTCCTCCTTCTCCCGGAGGACCTTGGCGAGGACCGCGCGGCGGTGGCCCACGTTCCGGGTCCGGCTGTCAAGGTCTTCCATGAGCTTCTTGACATACTTCGGGTGCTCCTCTGCGATGGCGTTCATCCGCGCCTCCAGCTCCAGAGCGTTGCCGATGGCGAGCGCAATGGGGGTGACGGGCAGGGACTTTGCCATCGAGTCGAGGGCGATGCGGAGGGCCACGAACGCGGCTTCGGTCGTGTCGATCCCACCGAGGCGCTTGATCGCGGTGTGGCGGCGTCCAGCCTTGCCCGTGGTGGCCTCTGCCTTGAAGGCGTCGATGGCTTCGGCAACGCCGACGATAGCGGAGTCGAGGACCGTCTGGACCCCTTTGGAGCTCGTTGCGTCCCCGTTCTCTTTGGCCGCTTGGGCGAGGCGATTATACCGCTCGATCCCACGGTCGGCCATGCGGGCTTCGATCTCTTGTTGCTCTTTGAACAGGTCCAT